ACTTCCCATCCCTGGGTAGTTGTAAAACTGATAATACTGGATTACGAGAACGACAGGTTCGAAACAGCGATCTCGCCAACATAGTCGCCTGCGTTGCCGAAGGACGAAGCTGTGTTCGTGAGTTCGATGTAGCCATAACGAGTCATAAAGCTGACTACTGGCTCAAACGTCGTTGGATCCAGAACAACACCAGAACTCATCAAAGGAATGTATGGGCAGTAGAACGCTGCTGCGTCTGCCTCAGACGAACCTTTGTAGCCAACCAGCACAGGTGTGCTGTCACTAGCGTAGGAGTCAACGAACACACGCATAGCGCCGTTCAATGTTCCAACGAACTTGGTGTTGGTAGGTGCTTCGAAAGTACCTTCTGTGGTACGAGCGAAAGCAGAAGTTGTTGCAGACTGGAGTACAGTCAACGAAGCAGGCGAAACTACTGCCCAGTTACCAGCACCGCGGCGTGTGCGCTGTGCGATCAGGTTAGCAACACGGTTGATCAGAACTGCCAAAGCGGCATGCTCGTCACCAACGAATGTGGCTGTACCAGAAACGGTAGCTTGGTTGTATGTGAACTCGGTCTGTGCCAAAGAGCGCAACGACAAGAGGATCTCTTGATCGATTTCAGCGGTGATCTCTTGGGCCAAGGCAGCCATGATTTCAGCCTCAACGTCAATACCGTGCATGGCTTGTGCGTCTTGAGCTGCTTCAAATGTCCAGCGAGCCTGGAGTTTACGAGTTTTAGCTTCAACAGCCTGCTTGAGGATCTGCACGGAGATCTGACGACCGCCGGAGCCTTCTAGCGTTGCTGTGTTGCTGCCCGTGTATGTGGTCTGTGTTGCACCAACTGTTCCAGCCGATACTGTGCTTGCTGAAGAGTAAGCAGTAGCGATCTTGAACGGTGACAGTGCCTCTTCACCAGCAACAGTAGATGTTGCGGCTGCAGATTGATCTGTCATGGTGTTGGCATAACGCACACGCAACGTGTGGATCTGGCCAACGGGACCGGTCATAGGCTGTACACCAACGAGTTCGTTGGCGATAACAGTGGGCATAACCCGTCGAATCACCGGCAGGATCACGCGATTAAGCGTAGCGATATTGCCGGAAACTGTTGAACCTGCAGAAGCATTCTCTTTCAGGTACTTGCGTGTGTTCTCGAGGATCACACCCATTGTGTTGCGACGCGAACCTTTGAGGCCTTCCATGAGGGCTTCTTTGGTCTCGTCCCAACGGCTTTCTAATAGTTCTTGTGACATCTAAGTCTCCTTTATCTAACTATTACAGTCCTGCCAGGCGTTTGATGTCGATCACGTTGGAACGATCCTCTTCTTCAATCACCTTGACATTTTTATCACCAGTTACTGCGACATGGCTTTCAGCGATTACCGTTTTAGCTTTCGCTGCCTTGCCTTCTGCCAGCACTGCCGGTAGATACTTCTCAAAAGCGCCCTTCAGACGAGCTGTCTGGACGTTTTCTAAGAGATTCTTCATGATCGCACGCTTCTCTTCGTTGAGAGGAGACAGCAATTCTTCCATGGCGCTTTCACGCTGGTTGGATTCTTTGATCATGCGGATCTCACGCTCTTTGCTCTCGACGATGACTTTGGCATCTTCGGCGGAGCGGGTGGCTTCGGCTAGTTGCTGATCTTTGCCCTGCAGTTCCTTGCGGAGCTTGCGTACTTCGGCGTTCTCATTGAGATGAGTAGCACCAAATTCTGCGGCGTAGGCTTCAAAAATCTTGCGACCAAAATTGTTCTCACGAGCAATCTTGATGTCTTCTTGCAACTGGCTGAGTTCAGCCTTGAGATGATGGCTCACAGCCTGGGTCATCTTGGCAGCGGATTCTTTTACGAATCGTGCTTTCAAGTTCTCCAGAGTCTCACGGGCTTCGCGCACCAAACGGACCTTGGTTTCCACCACGTCTTGTTTGTCTTGTGCGAATTCTGTGATTTCTTCTGCAAGTGCGCGGACAACAAATTTCTCTAATTTCTCGAGTCCTTCGTTGTGGCTCCTGCGGTCTTTGCGCAGCTCACCAATTTCTTCAGCAAGTTTGGAAACCATGAAGTCGTTGAACTTCGTGGCTGATTCTTTCATCTTGCTTTGGAACTTGACGCGATCTTCAACCAGAGCGGCTTTTTCAGCAGCCACGGCTTGGATCTCGCTTTGCAGACCTTCTGTTACCATCTTGTCCAGGGCTTCCACCATTACTGTTTTGTCATGCTCATAGCGTTGTGCGAATTCCTCGCGGAGTTCTGCACGCACCTGTTCACGAGCCTCGTTCAACTTGGCTTCCCAAGCTTCAGAGATCTCTTGACGGGTGTCTTCGTTGATAAGATCGCTATCTAGTAAGGGTTTCAATGCATCTAACATGCGTTTCTCCTAGATTTTGAGATCCTTGATAAGGCGTTTTACTTCCTCTTTCAAGTATCTCTGTACCTTGTTGTCCGTACCAGCTTCGCGTGCAATCTCCAGGGCGCGATGACCATATGGCATGTTCATCAGACCTTCATAGATAGCTTTGGGATATGCGTTGGGTGCGCTGGGTTGGGCAACAACATCGACAGTGACGATTTCAAAGTCACTGACATGTCCGTTGGCCTCGTTAACGTTTCCGCTACCGCGGCTCGAAACTCCTAGTTTCACACCGGACTCTAACATGGTCTTGACCAGTTGGCCCATGGGTGTGGGTAGAATCTTGAGTTTACCAAAACCGTTGGGGCCATCCATCCACATTTCTGTGATCATGTGGCTCACACGGTCTAGATTAACTTTTAAATCATCAGGGTGATCTACTTCCCCTAGAACTGAATATCCGGACACGATTTGCTCGTTCAGTGTTTTGACCGCACGCTCAATTTCATTCACTGGATACACACGCTCGTTGGCGTTTTTTACACCGCCTTGGATGCAGATACCCTTCATATAGAGGTTCTTACCCTCGTCGCTGCCTTCCACAACAATGCGGGCAGCGTCGAAAGTAAGATTTTCTCTGAGGTAAAGAGCCATTTACCAGCGATCCTTAGGCTTTAGGAAACGGTGTACGGGTGTTGACACCGGAGGCCTGTGCTGTCACGGGCTTGGGTGCGCTGTCCATTTTAACCGAACCTTGTGCAGGTGTGTTCTGCACCTTGCCAACCATGTCTTTGGCTTGAGGAGCAGTACGACCTTTTTCTTCGCCGCCTGCGTCTACATTGACGGGTTTGGCAGCAGCACCTACAGCACCACTGTTAGCGGCCACTGTGGATTTTTTGTTTATACCGGCTTCTTCGCTTTTGACTGGAGCAGGAGCGGCTTTGAGATTTACAGCTTCCATCATGCCTTCTGTTTCCATTTCGTCATCAACTACTTTTTCGGCGTCCATGTCAGGTGTGTCTATGTCCATGGCCACTTCTGTGTCTACATCTTCGTCGCCAGCACCGTCGTCACCCATGAGTGCTTCAAATTCAGCCATGAGTTCGTCAAGTTTGTCTTCGAGATCAACTACACGATCTTCCAGTTCAGCGTCGGCCATTTCTTCGCCTTCGCCTTCTACTGCCATGCCTTCTTCTTCGACTTCAATGTCATCAATTAAGTCGTCGGCCTGATCTCCGCCCATGGTTTCTTCCATACCCATGTCGTGCATGCCTTCGTCCATCTTGTCTTTTTTGTCATCGTACTCGATGTCTTTGGTTACTTTCTCGCCGGCTTTCTCGGCTTTTTCATCTTCGTCGTGAGTGGACTCTTCAGCGATAGCTTCTTCATCCATCATCTCTTCGTAGATTTGGCGGCTTTTCTCCACGACGATGTCGTGGAACAGCTCACGCGCCTTGGCTGTTTCATCATTGATCACATATTCGATCAGTTGTTCAAATTTGTTCATGAGACCCTCCAAAGTAATGGCTCTGTAAGATATTTAATATCTATAGATAAAACTGGGGGTTTACAGGGCAGAAAATGGCAGAAATGACAGTTTTTTGACTACTTCACTAATCAAAAACTATATCACTGGCTGTGCTGGTGGTGCGTACTGTTGCTGTACTCGTTTGATTTTTTCTTTGAATTCAAAGGCCCGGACGTCCTGCATCCGGCGCAGTTTGTTTATCTGCCGCAGGGTTAGTTTGGTTTTGCGCAGGTCACCCAGCCTGGGTTGGCTGTTGTCTTG